ATGCGATGTCACCTGCCAACGCCCCATTCAGTACCATACCAGAAAGAGTAGCACCTGATCCTAATGTTGAATATGAATTGGTTTCAGGGTTTAATGTACCAAAACCAAGAGAAATGGTGGCAGCAAATAATCAAGGGATCGCGCCATTTATGGGTGTTCCAAATCTAGTTATGAGAGGAAGAATATGAATGAATCCAGAATAAAAGAATTACAAGCAGAAAAAGTCAGATTGAGTAATCTTGATGCTGACAACATGCTTGATAAGAAAAAATACAAAGAACGAATGTTAAAAATAGATATGATGATCGAAGAATTAGAAAAAGAAACAGATCCCTTTGATAAAATGTTCCCTGGTATGACAGCGATGAAAGATGGCGGTGAAGCATCCTTCCCAGACCTATCAGGCGACGGCAAAGTGACGCAGAAAGATATTCTTATGGGTAGAGGCGTTATTGAGAAAGCCGAAGGCGGTGAAATAGATATGGCACTCGAAGATGTTTCACGTGGAACAATGGATATGGAAGCACCTCAAATGCAACCTAGCCAAGAAGAAATGGCTGCAGTACAGCAAATAATGGATATGGTGATGCAAATGATGCAATCAGGCGCATCCGAAGAAGAAATTATAGCTGCACTCAAAGAAATGGGACTCAGCGATCAAGATATTGCGTTGATTATGCAAGCGATAGTAGAGCAAGGACAGCAACAAAACCCAATTGATGCAGAATTATCGCAGATGATGTAATGGCTGACTTACCTAAAGTAAATCCAGTAAATATTGTTATGGAGTCAGAGAAGTATTACGACTTTGATCCAAGCAGTTTTCAAAGAGCTTTACCCACACTCAAGACCGTAGGCGGTGGTATCGCAGATTTAGTTGTTCCTCAAACAGCAACAGAAGTTGCGATGTATGCAATACCACCTGTCGCGGTATACAACAAAGTACAGAAAATACTTAATAGGGCAGAAGCTTTAAAAGCTCAAGCTAGAAGTATATACAATTATGTTTCTGAATTTGGTGGATCATCTAAACAAGCAAAAATATTTGAAAAAGAAGCAAAAAAATTAATAGATGATATTCCTAAGAAAGATAGAAAAATACATGATGATTATGAAAAATCCCTAATGGGAACAAAAGAAAGTAATAAACGGCATGCAGATAAAGCCAGAAGAATATTAGCAAACCCAAAAAAAAGTAAAGGAGATGAAGCTCTTGAAAAAGCTATAGTCGCAGAAAGAAAAAAAGATCCTTCTTTTGATGACAAAATTTCCTATTACAATTATCTTACTATAGAAAAAAATATGACTGACCCTGCTAAAATAGCAGAAAAAATGAAAGCATTTGTACCTGGTAAGCAAACTAAAATGAAAAAAGGCGGCTTAGTAGATAAACCTTTATATGCTGACCAAAAATATTTTTAGATGAACCTATCGAGTCTTACCGAAGCAGAGCTAAAAGAAGCTCTGATGTTGAAAGAAAAACTAGATAACTACCAAATACAAGATAGATGTCAAAGTAGTTTCTTTGAATATGTGACAGAGATATGGCCTGAATTTATTTCAGGAAGACACCATAAAATATTCGCAAAAAAACTCCAAGAAGTCGCAGAAGGCAAATGCAAACGACTGATTGTTAATATGCCACCTCGACATACCAAGAGTGAATTTGCCTCTACTTTCTTTCCCTCATACATTATGGGACTCAAACCCAAGATGAAAATTATGCAGACTACGCATACAGGGGAACTGGCAGTACGATTCGGTCGTAAAGTCCGTAACTTGATGGATCAAGAAGAATACAAAAAAATATTTCCGCAAGTAAAATTACAAGCCGACAACAAATCGGCTGGTCGTTGGGAAACCAATAAAGGTGGCGAATACTTCGCGGCAGGTGTAGGGGGTGCGGTTACAGGTCGTGGTGCGGATCTATTGATTATTGATGATCCTCATTCAGAACAAGATGCACTCAGTCCAACTGCACTCGAATCAGCGTATGAGTGGTACACCTCTGGCCCTCGTCAACGTCTGCAACCAAACGGTGCGATTGTTATTGTAATGACACGTTGGAGCGCGATTGATTTGACTGCTAAGTTAATCGAAGCGCAAGCCGAACCGATGGCTGACCAATGGGAAGTAATTGAGTTCCCTGCAATATTTCCTGATTCAGAGAAACCTCTATGGCCTGAGTTCTGGCCAGAAGACGAATTACTGAAAGTAAAAGCGTCTCTTCCTGGAATCAAATGGAACGCGCAATGGATGCAAAACCCTACTGCCGAAGAAGGCTCAATAATCAAACGCGAGTGGTGGCAAAGATGGGACAGTGAAAGTTTGCCTAGTGTTCAATACATCATGCAGTCATACGATACCGCATTTTCCAAAAAAGAAACGGCTGACTTTTCTGCAATATCTACCTGGGGTGTCTTCCGTAATGAAGAGAATGGTACAGATTCAATCATTTTACTGGATTGTCAAAGAGGCAGATGGGACTTTCCTGAACTCAAAGAGATAGCGATGCGTGAATACACTTATTGGGAGACAGATATGGTTTTGATCGAAGCCAAAGCGTCTGGTACGCCACTGACTCAAGAACTCAGAAGGATGGGTATTCCTGTTGTAAATTACTCACCAAGTAGAGGTCACGATAAACATTCACGTATGCACTCTGTTGCACCTGTATTTGAAGCTGGTATGGTTTTTGCACCAAAAAGGATGTTTGCTGAAGAGATGATTGAAGAGTGTGCTTCTTTTCCTTTTGGAAAAAATGACGATTTATGTGATACTATGACCCAAGCTATCATGCGATTTCGTGAAGGTGGATTTTTAAGTTTAGCTTCTGATTACGAAGATGAAGACAGAGGCGTAAGACAAAGGATTTATTACTAATGGCAATAGAACGAACAACACCAGAACCAGTAGAAATGACAACGGCTCAAGATGCAGAGGAGCAAGAAATTGTTGAGGTGATGGAAGGTATCGAAGAAGCCGATATACAAATTCAAGAAGACGGTTCAGCAATACTAGGGCCAGAAGAAGAAATGCAAATGACTTCTGAGTTTGGAGAGAATCTCGCGGAAGTCGTTTCAGAATCAGAATTATCAAAAATATATATTGATCTTATGGCAGCTATCGAATCAGATAGATCAAGTAGAGAAGATTGGGAAAAAACATATACCGACGGATTGAAGTATCTAGGTATGAAGTTTGATGAAACAAGATCAGAACCATTTGAAGGCGCAAGCGGTGTCACGCACCCACTATTAGGAGAAGCCGTCACTCAATTCCAAGCGCAGGCATACAAAGAGCTACTGCCTGCTGGTGGCCCAGTAAAAACTCAAGTAGTTGGCGCATACGATTCAGTAGTTGAAGAACAAGCGCAAAGAGTGCGTGAGTTTATGAATTATGAAATTGTGCATGTGATGGAGGAATACGACGAAGATTTAGATCAGATGTTGTTTTACTTACCACTTGCAGGCTCTGCATTTAAAAAAGTCTACTACGATGAGAATTTACAACGTCCAGTATCAAAATTTGTAGCACCTGAAGACCTTATAGTGCCTTATTACACTACTGATTTGGAATCTTGCCCAAGAATCAGTCACGCAATCAAAATGCCAGAAAACGATGTTAAGAAACTACAAGCAATAGGTTTCTATAGAAACGTAGAACTGCAGCCAGACGATGAAAACCAAGACTATTCTTCGTTAAAAACAGAAAAAGAAAAGCTAGAAGGCGTAGAACCTTCATACGATACAGGTGAAATATGTTTATTATACGAAATTCACTGTAATTTAGACCTTGAAGGCTTTGAAGATATGGGCGAAGACGGTCTAGAAACAGGCGTAAAACTGCCATACATCGTTACAATTGACTCAAATACTGAAAATATACTTGCAATCAGGCGTAATTTTAGAGAAGACGACCCGATGCGCACTAAAATAGAGTATTTTGTGCATTTTAAGTTCCTTCCTGGACTTGGATTCTATGGATTTGGTCTAACTCACATGATTGGTGGCTTATCTAAG